AAGCCATGCACCTTTGACGGGGCTGCATGGCTTTTCATATTTCTTAAAAAAAATTTATTTCTTAATACAGAACAAAGATACAACAAAACAACGAGAATAACAAATAATATTTCAATTTTGAAGCATATTTATTTATTTTATTTGTTTTTTGTGTATTTGTTCGCTAAAACATTCTAACAATGGAGCAAAACTATTTCCACAGCCGCATGGCAGAAATGGGCGTGGGTAGTTCGGAAAAATTTCCGAAAACCATCGCGGTTCACAACCCCGAAGCAGAATTTCCAATGCCTTCCGATATGGAATTGGAGATTTTCACAGGGGATAAAGAAGGGAATATAGATATTCTTTTCACAGATATTTACGGAAACCTTATTCCGTACCTGAAATACGGGACGGGCAAAACCGCGTCCACCAACGCAAAGGAACGGCATTACAGCATCAAACGAATCGCCAATCCAATTCAAGATGAAAGCGGCAAAAGTAACAAATACAAGTTCCCCACAAGCGACAATACGTCCTTAGTGGAAAAGGCACAGGCTACCTACCCGTTTTTTGCACCGCTTCTTTTACAGCGTTTCATAAATAAGGAAAAAATTAAAACGCTGACCCTCACGGAGGGCGCGTTTAAAGCCTACGTAGCGTGTGGATATGACATACCTTGTGTGGGTCTTACATCTATCACACATCATTCGATGCGTGATAAGACCATTTACGCCGATGTTTGTGCGTTAATTGAAACTTGTTGTGTCGAAAACATCATAATCCTTTGGGATGCGGATTGTGTGGATATTTCCGAAAAGGATATTGTGAACGAGAAACCGTTGACGGACAGACCATTAGGGTTTTACACGGCGGTCAAGACCATTAGGGAGCGTTTATTGCAGAAATTTCCGAAATTACATGTCCATTTCGCCCATCCGTACCGTGAAATGTATGGTACGAAGGGACTTGACGACATGCTAATAGCTGCCCAAAATGCCAATAAGACAGCACAAATAGCATCGGAATTGATTGGTTTACAGGAAAGACCGATGTACTTTTATCTTGTGGATATTACGAAAAGCGCGGCGGCTGTACATGCGTACTTAGGTCTGAAAGAAGTGGATATTTTTTGGAATAGACATAGCCAGAAAATTGGAAATATTGAATGGAAATACTTTGGGGACGTGTATCGCTACTCCGAAGTATCAGAATCCTTGACGTTGATAGCCCCTGCATGGGCGAATTATTTACACGCGGTGGGGGATGACTTTTTCGAGGAGCGAATTATTCCGGGCGCAAGGAATAACAGAACAGAGTTATTAGCTCGAAAAAAGTCAACCCTATCCTTGTTATACGGTGACGATTTTTTCAAGTACATTCGGGACAGATATTGTCACGGGTTCTGTTGCGTGCCAGACCATTTCAATTATCAGAAAATCATTGAGATGAATAGCAGTAAATTCTTCAATAAATACTTCCCGTTTCGTTGGGAAGCACAAAAAGGAGAAATCAAACATATTATGATTTTGTTTAAACACATTTTTGGAGAGCACGATGTAACGCATGCGGTGACAAAGAAAAAGTACAAAGGGTATGAATTAGGATTGGATTACCTGCAAATACTCCTTACCAATCCGAAGCAGCCTTTACCAATTCTTTGTCAATTTTCGCCCGAAAACAAGACGGGCAAATCCACCTTGACAAATCTAATTGCGAAAATTTTCGGAGACAATGCCATTCTATTAGGGAATGCCGACATGCAGAGCGAATTTAATGCACCATTGGCAGGGAAATTAGTGGCGATATGCGAAGAAACCCTACTCGAAAGACGCAAGGATAGCGAGAAGGTAAAAGCCATTTCCACCTTGCCACAAATCACCATCAACCCGAAAGGGCAAGGGCAATACACGATAGACTTCTTTACGAAGTTTATATTCAACTCCAACAATCGGCGCATGATATATGTCAACCAGCACGATGAACGGTACTGGATTATCCAAGTCAATCGAATCAAGGAACGAATTGACTATTTCGACGATAAGATTGAAGCGGAAATACCTGCTTTCATACATTTCCTAAAAGAACGTACCCTTGCAACGGAAAATGAGGATAGGATGCACTTTCACCTCTCCCTCATCCGTACCCAAGCCTTCCAAGAGGCGGTACGGGTCAATGAGCCGACAGAAGCATCGAATATGCGAATTGCGTTACAGGAAATGTTTCTTCAAGATGGCGCAATATCGCATATCGAAATGCCCTTAAAAAACATCCAATTGGAATTTTTCAAGCCGTCCGACGGCGGACAATGGATACAGGAAATACTGAAAGACTACTTAGGAGTCGAATTGGAAACGAGTCGGGAGAATCGCAGGGGCGGTTACACACGGTGGGAATACGTGGAAACACTCGAAGGGAAAGAAATGTCCCCAAAACTCGTGAAAACACGGGGACGGCATTACATTTTCCCTCGTGAAAAATTCGTTTCGGAAGGCGATAAATCGTTCTCCGAAAATCCACAGGCGGAAAAGGAGAGGGTAGAATTTGACGCAGTTTTAGAAGGAAAAACACCCTTCTAAACGTGTTTTAAATAATTACAATAAAACACAAAATGTTTTATTGTAACGTGTTATATTTTTACATGTGCATAGGGTAGAAACCATGTTGACAATGTTGACAAACGTTTTTTTTTAAAGTTTAAAACATTGAAAATCAATAAGTTATAAGCCTTTTTGCTTGTCAACATCGGTTGTCAACATGCCCATGTTGACAACGTTGACAAGTTTATAACTTATTGATTTTCAATATTTTAGAAGCCCCAAAAATGCCCATTTTTCAAGTTGTCAACATGGTTTCAAAACTCAAATTTTTTTCCCACAAAGCCCCAAAAAAGGCAAAAGGGAATTTAAAACAAATCGAAAATCTAAATGTCAAAAATTAAAACAGGGCAGCCCGTTTTTCTGCTCACTCGTGGCAAAAAGCCACCGCGCATCTTCACTAACTTATCCAAGATGTGCCGCATTTTAGTGGCAGAAGGCGAAGTGGTTGACTTTCCAAGCTACTCGCAGCTCAATAAGCGGATTAGCTTGGAACGACAAAGCAAGACGGAATTTGAGTTCCCCATTAGCGTTTACAAACTATCTATTATCATTACGGAATAAATAAGCGTTATTTGTTCAAATCGCTAAAAAGTAAATAAACATTACGGAATAAATAAGCGTTATTTGTTCAAATCGCTAAAAAGTAAATAAGCAAATATAAAAATATGCTACACGCCAAAAGCGACACGCAGACCATTCGCGCTGCCGCGCACTTAAAAGGCATCCCTTTCCGATGCCCCCACTGCCACGGGGAAGTGCGCGTCCGAACGGGCAGGAATGTCTCGCCCCACTTCTATCACCTTCGAGACACCTGCGAAATGTCTCGAAGTAACGAAAGTGGCTACCATCCGCTTTCCAATCTCTTATTATTGACCCACGCCGAAACCCATGCCTTAGAATCGCTGGTTCGGCACATGGGAAAAATGAGTGCGCGGATGCGCGGTATGATGGACGCATTGACTTTTGATGGCGTTACGAACCATCGGAAACGCCTGATTGAAGGGCTAATCGCTTCGGGCTGGTGTTGGATTATTACGAATAGAAAAATTTAAAAGAAATGAAAGAAATAAATCTTCGCCCCGAAATCCTTGCCGCCGTCGAAAGACGTGCGGCATTCGCCCTGTCCATTTCGGGCGGCAAGGACAGTCAAGCAATGCTTGTAAGTGTCGTCCATTGGCTTCGCTCCATTGACTACCCCAATGAACTGTACTTCGCTATTCACGCCGATTTAGGGCGTATGGAATGGCAGATGACAGGCGCGTTTTGCGCCCAATTGTGCCACGATTTAGGCGTGAACTTGGTGACGGTTCGCCGCGAAAAAGGCGATTTGTTAGCGCGTTTTCAAGAACGCATGACGCAATTAGAGGGTACAGGAAAGCCATTTTGGGCAAGCCCGAAGGCGCGATACTGCACATCGGACTTGAAAACGCGCCCCATTGACATGTTCTTGCGTCAATTTTCGGACGTGGTGAATGTCATGGGGATTCGAGCATCTGAAAGTGTTTCGCGGTCTAAAAAGCCGTGCATCGGGAAACGAGAGAGTATTTCGACACGTGGGCGTGCGGCGTTGGATTGGAATGCTATTTTGGATTGGAGTACGCAGGATGTTTGGGCATCCTGCGGAAACTCCAATTTGGATTTGGCGTTGGCTCGAAATCATTACACGAAACTGGGTGAAATACCTAAATTTTGGAAATTTCACCCTGCTTACGCAATGGGGAACGACCGATTGAGTTGTGCCTTGTGTATCATGGGCTGCTTAAACGATTTGAAGAACGGCATTCGCCACAATCCCGAAATCGCCACTACATTGATTGAAATGGAAAACCGTAGCGGGTTTTCGTTTCAGCAGGGACGGAGTTTGGGCAATGTTAGGAGTTTGCTCGAAACGGAATTAAAATTGTTTTAGAAAATGACAATAAAACATATCTGTAAAAACCATTATTTTCATCATCCGATGCTGCAAAATGGCAGCAATTGCCTATCTTTATTGGCTCTTGCGCCGTTTGGCGTTGCATCGAAATAACCTAAAAGGATAATGAATAAAGAAGAATTGACCCCAGTAAACCTATTGCGCCTCCGTTTCCTGAACGATGCATCCATGTTATGCGGCAAGGAATACGGCGAAGGGTATTTAGAAGCCCTTGCGCACGTCGAAAAAATGATAGGAGAAGCCGAAGCCGAACCCGAACCATCGCTCTTAGAGCAGACGTGGTACAGCTATTTAGGCATTGCTTCGCTAATACGCGACGACCCGAAAAAGCGATTGGTATTCATGCGTGAACTGCATACGGCGTATTTCGAGGCGATGCAAGCGGAAAACGCCGCACAAAAGTCTCTTGAAAGCGCAAAGCGGCAATCCGCCCTCATTCATGGGGCATACCATTATACGCATCGCGTACTGAATACAGGCGGTGACGGGTTCTGTTACGCGCTCGACGGGGTGACGCATGTCGTGACGCTCCGAACGACCATTCCTGTCATTGAATCGTGGAAACCCGATATTGAGTAAAAAAAGGCACGATAGATTGATTTCTATCGTGCCTTTCCTATTTTACACCTATTATATATATAATAGGTGTAAAATCAACCACCCTTCAAATACCTATCCAACGTACCCCGCGAAACCTTCAATCGCAATGCAATCTCCGTTTTCGTTGCGTTTTCCGATTGCATCGCCTCTATGATGCGGCGGTGGGTCGTGTTCGCTAATTTCGAGTAGCCTTTCGGCTTCCCCAGAATCTTCCCATTGAGAACGGCGGTTTTCTGCCCCGCCTTCGTTCGCGCCACTAAATCCGCTTTTTCCTTTTCGGCAGCAAAGGCAGCGAGCAACGTCATTAGGAGGGCGTGAAATTCGCTTTTCAATTCGTTTTGGTCCCGAATGACTCTAATCTTTACGCCCCGTTGCATCAATCCTGTGACCGTATGCAGTACGTCAATCGCATCCCGACCGATGCGAGCCATTTCCGTAACGAGTAAGGTGTCCCCCTTTTTCAAGAGCGATAAGAGCTTCGATAGCACGGGGCGTTCTTGGGCAGGGATGCTGCCACTTGCACATTCGGAAAAGAATACAATTTCTGTATTCGTACCCTGAAAGGCGGATTCTATTTCATTGCGCTGATTCGCAATGTGAATGCTCTCATTGGAGCCGCGTAAATAAGCGTATATTGTCATATATTACGTTATTTTGGCATTTGTTCCAAATAACGGTGTAAATATACACTATTTGGAACAAAAATAGTGTATATTTGTGCTAAATAATAGTGGTTTTATTTGTTCCAAATAATGCCCGTTATTTGGAACAACTTTTTTTAACTTTCATCAAAATTTCAAAAATTCAAAAAATGGCTAAAAGTCCAGAACTAACGGCAAAATTGGCAGCACTGACTGCCCTATACGGCGAATACACCGCACATGAGTCGGGAGACTATGAAATTTCGTACCGATTCGAGACCCCGACCGAACGCATTATTGTCGCATCGGATATTTTCAAGTATCCCCTGCGTTCCGTACGCACGGTGCAGAAATCGGATATTCCGAAAAGGGGAACAGTGATAGATGCCTGAAAGAAAAATGAATTATTTGGAAAAATAATTCATTTTTCTTTTCACTACGCAGATAGGTTGCGCAGTAGGTATTGTATCTTTGTGGCGCGAGATGAAAGCCTGTGTGGTGTCGGGGTATGTGATTGCGTCGACTACGGTTTACGCCCATTTGGAACAGAGTGGGAGAGGGACGCACGGGTTACGAAAATGGGTAGTCTCGAAGTACGGCAAGTCGCATCACGGCGGCGAACCGTGCGCTTTTTAAGGCTTTCTTTGAAAAAAGAGAGCCTTAATTTTTTTCCCCCAAAAAATAAATTAAAAAAACAGCGTCATAACTTATTGATTATCAATGAGTTATATTTTACCCTGTCACAGATTCGCACTTTTTGGTAAAGTGCCTATTGCGAGGTACGTGAAATTCACGTACCTTTGTATCATCAAAAGGAGATAAGGCAAATGTACTGAATAGCCTTTTGGAAAGCGACAAAAATATTAATTAACACCGACTTATAAATGTTCTCCTTTTGCTTCGCTTAGAGCGAAAGTAAGTTACTTACCAATCGCCTGCAAATGTGGCGATTGTGATGACAGTACTTGGCTATGCTACTATTGCGGGCATAGCATGACGGGTCGCGTTGTGGGAGGGATTGATGACAATGGACAGCCTGTATGTTGTTCCGAAAAAAGGATTGAATAACAAAAATTAAATAACACCATTTCATAAATGTTCTCCTAATTAGTGAGATGTATGGGGTGGAAAAAATAAAAAATGAAAAATGACAACAACGGTAGCAAAATACGAACAAAGCAGGCTTTTAAAACTGTATGCGCCCGCAATGTACACGGGGGAAACTTTTTATTCAATAAAAATCCTCACGCGCAAATGCGCTGAGGATAGAATAAAAGAAATAGGCGTTTACGCCGTCGCAGATGCTGCCGTAAAATACTGCCTAAAAAGACTAGGCGAACACGGAACAGTTCTACTGAATCTTGCGACTGGCAGGCTCGAAACCCTCGTGTTCACAAGTGTCGGCACGAGGGCGAACTATTACTCCCATCATATCACGCTCTATTCGTGGGACGACTGCCTTCCCTCTGCCTTCTCGAAAGAGGAGGTGAGGACTAAAAAAGCCTTCGCGGAGGCAATTGTATTTTATATGAAATATGATTTCAATTGGGAGTGTATTAACCGTCAATTCGACGAAATTTACGAATGATAATAGGTAAGCAATTAGCGGCATTGCGCCGCGAAAAGGGGTTGACGCAATGCCAAATGGCAGCAGAATTGGGCAAGCCATTTTCCAAGTCCGCCATTTCGGACTTGGAAAATGGTAGATACCATTTTTCTAAGCGGCTGGCAATTTACGCGGCTTATGTCGGGCTTAAGATTGAAACGGTTGCGGTTGAAGCAACCGTTTCAAGGATTGAATAACAAAAATTAAATAACACCATTTCATAAAGGTTCTCCTAATTAGTGAGATGTATGGGGTGGAAAAATTTGAAAAAAAATGAAAAGAAAATTTTCGGTAAAAACAAGAAATATCGCGGCGATTGAAGCTGCGCAAATCGGAAAATGTGAAGAAGAAGTAGCAATGCCAAAACATTGCTACAAATGCGGCGACAATTTAACCCGTCTGCTGCTTAGTGATGGGTATGGGTACATTTGTTCTCCTAATTGCGTGGACACCCGCAGTATTACCGTTCAGTAGTGATTTAGAGGTTTACGGTCATCCTTTTGAAAACCGTTTCTTACATTAGCATTGAAAAGCCCCTATGATTCATTTCATAGGGGCTTTTGTCGCTTATTTACGTTGAGTTAAATCATTAACATATTATTAACACTCAAAACGGAGAATTAATTATAATAATTCGCCGAATCGGTATATCTTTGTGACAGATTTAAAAATAGTCGTAAATAATTAAAAAAGTAAAAAAAATGTCAAAGTATATCGAAACAATCAAAACGGAATTAACGAGTTTTTCTAACCTCGAAAATGTGATTGAAGCAATCGCTTCTACCTTCGGAAAGGAGCTTTCCGTTGAAAAACAGATGAAAAAAATCTGCCTTCTAATTTCACGCATGTGCCCATGCGACCGAGTAGTGGTTTCGGTTGCGCCGAATAGTTTGGCGGCGAATTTCGCCGCCGCGATGTACACAAAATCAATAAACTCCAATTGTCGTATCACGCTGACGAATTTCGAGGAACACCAATGGTTCCCATTTTTCCATGAATTGGGACACCATTTGCACTTCGCGCAAAATGGCATTTACGGCGGTTTCGCGTCGAATGTGAAGCGTGAAGACAAGATGCGTCACGCAGACATCGAAAAACAGTGCGACGGATTTGCGGCATTGTGTTATGCGACGTTTTTCGATGAAAAAGAAGCTGCGGCGAAATTTGATGAGGCTCAGTCGTATGCGTCGTTTTTTTACCGACTTCCCTTCACAACCGAAATGACGGCGCAACAAACGCGCTATGCGAAATTTTCGGTTATTGAAACACCTGCCATTGAAACGCCTGCCATTGAAACCGTTATTGAAACGCCTGTTATGCCGCAAATCGGCGCAACCCTAATATCTTCGCACAATGGTTTTACTCGGGAAGCCATTGTCACCAAGAGAACCAAGACGCAAATTGTTTGCGTCTCGAATGGCAATACCGTTCGATTGAGAAACAATGAAACGGGGTCCAAATGGCAAGAAGTAGGCAGCACAGGACACCCACGCGATGAGTGGCGGCTTGCGGAAACGGTTGTTGAAGCCGTTGAAACAATTGAAACGCCTGCCATTGAAACGCCTGCCATTGAAACGCCAACCATCGAAACGGAACGCCTTGCGGCACTCACCGCCATCCGGAAAATGGCGCGTGAGCAAGCGTTGTACCCCGTGTACGATATTTTTCAATATCGAAATGGGCAGAAAAAGCTCCTCCATTCCTTCAACGGGCTATTGGAATGGCTCGAAAAGTACCCTGAGTATTTTCGCTCCTATTCGCCTCGTTCTGGGCGCATCCTTGTAAGTGGTATGTTATACCGTATCGCGATTGTGGAAACACCAACCATTGAAACCATTGAAAAACCAGTGGTTTCCGTAAAAGCCGAACTTGCCGCACACCTCACGCCCTTCCTACCCGAATCGAAACGGGATTTAGCTACGGCGATTGGCATTCGCCCCCCATCCCTAAGTCGTGTTCTAAATGGCGAGCAAATGTCTTTCGATACCCTCGAAAAACTCATGTCTGAACTCGGCATTGCGTGGAGTAGTGAGCCATTCATACACGTTTGGAACGCGAAAAACATGCTCACATTGGATGTGGATGCGATATTTTCACATTACCACGCCCGAAAACAGGACTTTACGCCCGTTTCTGCGTGGCAGGTATGGGATGTGTGTATTCCAACGTTGGATTGGCGGCAGGCAGATTCGGCGTTTGAAACAGGCGGTATTGAGTACCGATTCGTGAAACACGGCAGAATTCGCCTGTTGGCTTCCCTTGCGCCTTCGTGTGTGTTCCATTTACAAGTAATTGAATAACGACTCAAAAGCCCCTATGAAATGAATCATAGGGGCTTTTCGTGTTTTATACACCTATATATATAGGTGTAACAAACCGCGCAATATCAGGCATTGCCGACACTTCATATTGCACACTTCTTTCCTTCGTACCCTGTCCTTTTTGCTTCCCCCGTCCCGACGTACCTTTGCATCGTTATCACTCAATATCTATCACATGAAAAAATCTTTGCCTTTGAATTATGGATGAATTAATCAGTTACCTTGTGAACTATGCGACCGAACACGGCATTGCAGTCGTTATTTTCGGTAGCATTGCGTACTATTTCTACCAAGACAATGCGAAACTACGGAAAGAAATAGACGACTTGCGCAAGGAAGTATTGAAATTGAGTAGTGAATACCACCATGAATTACTGAAGGTGGTGAAAGACTATAATAGCGGTTTGGGTACGAATAATTTCGTATTGAGCCGTGTGGAAACCGTACTAGATGACGTAAAAAATCTATTGGAAAAGGAATGAAACAATTTCTCAACAACTTAACCGCGTCGGAATGTCTTGAATTGTGGCTTTCCGTAGCACAAGCCCTACAAGGATAATGATACTCTCAAGAATGGGTAATAAAAGAGGTATTGCGCATAAGATTATACCCTATTTTCCAGCACACACGGCTTATGTTGAATTGTTTTTTGGCGCAGGTGGCATTTTTTTCAATAAGTCGTTGGCGGAATACAATTTTTTAAACGATTTGGACGGCGATATAATCAATCTATATGATGTAATCAAGCTCCGAAAAGAGGAACTTGTACACGAATTGACTCAAATGCCTATTCATCAAACCTTATTCAATCGGTGGGCGCGTGAGGGCGTAACGGAATCGGATGATGTAATGAAGTCGGTACGGTTCATTTTTTTGTCCAATTTTTCGTATTTGGGCAAAATGGATACAATGCGTTTAAATTGCGACAACCCAAAAAAAATGATTTTCGATAGGCTCGACGCGACCCAAAAAATGGTAGAAAATGCCTATTTTACGAATTGCGATTTTAGGCAAGTCTTAAAGAAAATCGCATTTAGGACCGAAAATCGAAAAAATGTTTTTGTGTACGCCGACCCTCCGTATTTGGGAACGACTGACAAGGCGTACCAAACAGGCGAAAAGTGGAAGGAAAGCGACACGAAAGACTTATTTGAATTACTTATGAATAGCGGCTTTAAATTTGCTATTTCTGAATTCGACAACCCTTTAATTTTGGATTTGGCAAAATTGCACAATTTAAATGTTGTCGAAATTGAGGAACGCCGCAATTTAAAAAATCGGAAAACCGAAATTTTGATAACGAATTATGGCTAAATTGTAAGCCTATCCAACGATTAAGCGGCGAAGTGACGGCATTGCGGAAAAAGGTTGCGGCGTTGGAAATCAAAATCAATCATGTATAAAGATATGCTCACTGAAATTGGATGTACCCTATTGTATTACGGAAAATGCTTTTGCGCAGCGTATTCCATTCACCTTGTATCCGATTGGATTGTAAAACAAATTGATAAAAATAATCATGTATAAATCAATAATCCTTATTGTATTATGCCTTCTCCCCTTCGTATTAGCGGCACAAAGCAGCCAATCGTACATAGATGCGAAGTGTCAAGAGCTTGCGAGCGACGAGGCAAGATATGAAGCGGAGTTGAAACGGATTCAGCGCGAAAAGGCGACATTGCGGAAAACGATTGCGGAGTTGGAAGCGAAAGAAAATTTGAAAAACAATTAAAAATTAATAAATTATGAAAGATTTAAAACTATTCAACGATTTTGCTAAGTCCATCGAAGCGGCGGCATTGTCACTAAAGGAGATTCAAACGGTGTTACGCCTGTTGGCAGCACGATTCCCAAAGCCTAAGAAATTGGCGAAACCAAAGGTTGCGAAGCCCGAAGTGGCGAAAACGGTGTCAAAATCAAAAGTTGGAAAGTAAACGTATTATAAAAAGTAAAATGAAGGAATTTGCGCTGTTTCAAATCATAGATTCCATAGGCATTGGCATTGTCTGTATCCTATGGCTTTTTGAACTCTATTTCGGAACAGTTTCAAAGTTTTTGAAACATATTTCTGAATATTTAAAAAATAATCATGTATAAATCAATCATCCTTATTGCATTGTGCCTTCTACCCTTCGCCCTCGCTGCACAATCGCAATCGTACATAGATGCGAAGTGCGCAGAATTGGCAAGCGACGAGGCAAGAGCCGAAGCGGAGTTGAAACGCATTCAGCGCGAAAAGTCGAAGCTGAACGCAAATCGTGTGGAATTGAATATCCAATTGTATAACAAGCAATTGACCGATTTGGAACTCAAAAAAGCAGGCGATATTGCCAAAATAGAATCCGATTATCTACGGTCAAAGGGTGAAATATTAGCCAAAATGCAGGTTGCAACGTCCGTTTCTATGAATCCATCTTGCACCCAATAATTGCGCCTCAATGAATGCGTATCAATATTGTGCGCAATTGCGCATCACAGGCAAATTAAGTATTTCGCAGATGCTTAAAATGTTTCGGGCGCATGAGTCGGAGCGCACCCGATATACCGTCGTATATATGCGCAGTACGCGCAATCGCGGTTCATTGGTCTTGATGACGATGGAATACGGGGCTTCGGACTATCACCGCAGTAAGAAAGCTCCGACATCGAAGCTCGAAAAGGATGTGGCACACACGCCTTTTCGACTAAAAACGCATCGCAAGCGGCATGATGACGGCGGTTCTATCCCCATCACGGACGTAGATGACCCCGAAAATGTCAAAACATTGATATTGTCCCACATTTTATTTGTGGAAACAATGAAAATCATAAATTAAATATGGGTATAGAACATCGGCATCGAAAACACTTTTATTTTGAAGCTCCCGACGCGAAGGATACGAAACACCTGTTCGTAGTGAGCGAAGCCGCACCCACAGGACGCACGACGTTTGGAGCGTCCAAAACGGTGACGATACGCGGTACGGCGTATCAAGTGGCAGAATGGGGTGAAAATAATAACACGCCCTTTCTACGGCAGGAGTTGATTTGCGCGAATCACATCGTTCCGCAAACGATGGTCACGGGGCGCAATGCCATTATGGGGAATGGCATTGAGGCTTACACGGTGGATACGGACGGTACAGAAACCGTCATTTCGGAGTTATCTGCCGAAATAGAGGACTTCCACGACCGCAATGATACGTATTTCCAAGCCTTGCTTGCCGCAGGGGATTTGGGTGGGAACGCTCAATTCGTCGTGCAATACACCCGTGATGCACAAGGTAAGATTTATGGGTTGAAAACGCACCGTTGCCTCTATATTAGGAGTGGTAAGGTCGTAGGCGGTGAAGAAGCACCTTATTGGCTACTCAATGGCGGATGGGGAACGACAGGATTTAAAGCGGACGATACCGTTGTGATTCCGTATTATATTCTGTCGGAAATGCAAGACACCTTTTGCATCCGCAAAGGCGACCCGTTGTTTGTCGACAATGCCTATTTCCGACCGTCGTGGGAAGGCTCTCGAAAGTGGATTGAAGTGTCCAACATGATACCCGCGTACCACATCGCAAACTTTACGAACTCCCTGAATCCGAAATGGCACATTGAGTATCCGCACAATTTCTTTCACGATGCAAGGAAATACCCGGATATGAATGTGGTGTATGCCGACCCTGCTTTACTGAAAGAATACGATGAATACATTTTGGAACAACAAACCGCGTTTCAAAACTATGTGGTTTCCACGTTACAAGGCATTCAAAACGTGTCAGGCATGTTGTTTTCGGATTATGAGTACGATTTACATACGAAACTACCAATGGGCATTAAGATTACGTATCTGAAATCCGAAACCAATCACGAAGCCTATGTGAAGCTTTCGAATGCGTCGGATATTGCGGTGGTCAGCGCGCAGGGGGTGAGTCCCGAAATTGCGGGATTGAAAATGAGTAATGCCATGAGTGGGGCGAACTACAAGGAAGCATTGGGTATTTATCAGGCATTACAGCTACCATTATTGCAGAAATTCATTCTGGATGCTTTCTATCGTTTTCCGACAAGGATAAACGGATGGCAAATTGAATCTAAGGATAAAGACGGAAATAAAACGATGCGACGCATTCATTGGCGCATCAAAAACGTGTTCTTGGTGTCTTCCGATGTGAAGAAAACAGGACAATTAGTACAATGATGACCGAATCCGAATTCTATGAAAAGCGGAATCAATTGGATTTGTCCGCTTTTTGGCAGTCGAAACTACTAACGTATTCGCCTGTTGCCATTGCTTATTTAGAATCCTTGTGGGCGAAACGACCCGCACAATTAGAAGGATTGTCGGCGTTAGCGAAGCGAAAAGCGGAATTGTTCACCCTGCGGCGAACGGAACGGATGAAAGTGTTTCAAATTCCGTTCACGAAGGACAAGGATGGGGAACGTGCCATGCTGTCGAAACGCATTCAGGCGATTCAAGCCGACATAGAGAAAGTCAAGATTGCAGAACGGGATGGTCGGAAGGCGGGCGTGGTCAAAACGGTGCAAGTGAAACCCGAAATAAATAAGGAAAATTGGACCCTTGCCGAGCTAAAAGTGGAAAGAATGAGTTTGCACAATCGGATTTCTAAGAAACGGGCGCACCTTCGGGCGTTGGAAACGTCAGAGGCGGGTTTGGTTCGGGTTGCAGTGGCAAAGGAAACGTTGAACGAATTAGAAAAAAGCCTTCAAAACATTAATATATTCATCGAAAAATGCTTGAAATCGTAGTATCACAAAGAGAAATAGACTTGTTCAAAAAGGCATTGCGCGCCGATAAGATGCGTTTATGTGTCTCGAATCGCTATTTCGTACATTATCTGTCCAATGCCGAAACGAATTGTTTTAAGGCATTGGAGCTTGCTTTTTGCCTGCTGCCCGTCTGTACATCCACGATGGACTTGGTGCGGCACATTCGAGATAAGATACCGATGTATGAAAATTACAGCCAAGCGAAGGGATTAGCGGACTTGGTGACGTATGCGTATGGCGATGTTTTGAAGCAAAATAAGCGACTTGACAACCTAATATATGTGCAATTTCAGCAAGCCTTAGCCGAAAAAGCGGCTGCCCTTGCGGAACGGAACCGAGACCCAAAAGTAATGGAGATTGCTTCCAAGATAGCCCAACGGGCAGCCGAAGCAGGCGGTTACGACCGCCCGACCGAGCAAACCGAAGTGTCTAAGATACCTCAACTCATTGTGGTTACGAGCGATACAAGGGTCTTGAAGGCACAACAACAAGGCGACTCTGCGGATGAAACCGTGAAATACCTTGCCGATGGGACTGAAACACAGTGATTTGACCCAAATTCTATCGAATGTCAATCAATTCGATAGAATGCCTGACCGTGCGATATGGATGCACACGGGGCAGGTAGATTTTGCGCTATTGCCGCATAAAACGAAGGTGCTTATTGCAGGTCGGGGTTGGGGAAAGTCCACCATGTTGGCATTCCAAATCTTCCTGTACCAACAGGAAATGCCAAAATCCAATGGTTTCCTTATTTCGCTTTCCATGACGCAATTGCGCAATGAGACAATGGGCGCGATTAAAGTGGTTTGGGACGGGATGGGTTTGGTGGAAGGGGTACATTATGTCATGTACCGACGACCGCCCGAACATTGGGACGTGCCGTATATTGGAGTCAAGGATTATAAAGATGTGGTTTCGTTCAATAACGGTATGGTCTTGTGTCTCTACTCTGCCCGCAATGCCGAAACGCAATTGTCGGGTGGGAATAAGGATTGGGGCATCTATGATGAGGCGGGGCTTTATAATCGCAAAGCCTTTCATAAGACGGGAGCCAAAACCGTGCGCGGTAATCCGTTCCGTTATGCGTCGACATTCCACCATCAGAAAGTAATTGTCACCTCGCCGCCCCGCACCGCAGAAGGGGCTTGGGTGTTGGAATTTCGAGAAAGCGCGGTAAAATCGCCGCACTTAATTCACTTTTCCAAACGCACAGCAAAGGATAATCCGTACCTCACGAAGGCATGGCACGCCGAACAATTCGCGGCTTCGCCGATGGATTATGCGTTAGAAGTCGAGTGCGCGGACGGGATGGTACATTCGCAAGACAATTATTATTACTCCTTTGACCATGCGAAACATACTTATACGCCCGAATACACATGGCGATTCGGGCAGAAAGTGGAAACGAATTATCGTCCTGACGAGCCTTTTCACTTATCGTGGGATTTTGGAAGGTTTTCGGGCTGCATTGCTTTACAAACCCGCGTGACAGATGTATCGTTGCGTCGAAACACCCACTACTTATTGAATCGGTACTTTACGGAACACTTAGAAAAGT